CTTTTACTATCATAATAAGTCGTGCCATCTGGTTTATAACCATTCATGTGAGATGTTTCACTACCCCAGAAGCCAGCAGTGATGCCTTGTGCGTCAGCAAATAGTTGACCCTTCGCCAAACGGTTTCCTGCAGCATCAGTAAGGAATATTATTTCCTCATTTAAATATCCAAATCCAGAGTTAGTAACTCTTACTTCAGAAATTCTACCTGTAGCAAATAGTGTACGCGACTGCATCTCTGCATTTGCGCCATAAACATCTGTAGTGTAATCTCTTTCAGTTGCAATAACTGTGTATGTCGTACCTTCATGTGAAATGTCGGCAGTCCTAAATCCATAGTACGCGAATGGTCTAACTTGGATAAATCCTTTGTCTGCATTAATAGCTGTAATTACGCCAGATACTGAAGTACTAGGTTGACTTATCGCATCACCTACTGAAAACCCTGCACTAAATGGATCAATAACTAAACGTTGTTCATATCTATCAAACGCAATCATAACCTCGTCCCTGATTAATGTAAACACGTCATTTACGTAATCTTCGCCTGGGTTAATATTTTCAAACGCGTCAATAGTTCCAATTTCAAAAGGTACTAAATCAAATGCTTGGTTTAACGGAGTAGCAAGTGTTACTGGGTCTGCCACACCTGACATAGCCTGTGTAGCTGGCGGATCGTTATAGTTTGCCGCGTTTATTGCTACGCCAAGGAAAGGCGCAATTGGATCTGTAATTAAAGCAATAGTTTCAATATTAGAAAGCGACTCAACTTTAACATCTGTGTTTGCTGAAGTGTCAGGATATAATAAACCCGGAGAACTGTCGTTTCTAGCTGCTATACTAAATATATTTGATATTGTTACGTTTGGTGTTCGGTCAAGAGTTGAAATGGCGCGTGTAGAAATAAAATTAGATCCCGGATCCATTTTTATGCCAACTGCCGCAGCATTTTGACCAATCACTGTTCCTGTATTACCGCCAGTATCAGTTAATCTTTCTAATGGTGTAAACGTTAAGTCTTCATTGTCTAAAATAAGAACTTGGTTTGAAACTTCAAGTCTTGTATTAGCTATAGTATAACCAAAACCACCGTCTGTCAACTGATAATCAACAATGCCAGTGAATTCGTCTTGTGTATCAGTAACAATTGCTACACCACCATTACCATAATCGCTAGTAATATAAACAGTGTCACCAATTTCGTTTCCAACTGTGCCACCATAGTCAAGGTCAATTTCTATGTTAGATGCTGAACCATTTAATACACCAAAAGATATATCTTTGCCATCTATTCTTGCCATAATATTGTCATAGCGTTTAAATTGGCCTTTCACTCCAGAAAGATATAGAATTGGTGTAAGCGTATTATTTAAAAGGATAAAGTTAATCTTATCAACTGCAGCCTGCGCCTTTGATGTAGAACCAGTAACTGTTTTGCTTAGCAGGTCAAGGTATTCGTAATAGTTTTCTCCGGATGTATCATAAAACAAACCATTGTTTGGAACCATTTGCAAATAGTTGCCGGTTTGCCATTTAGAGCTTGATGGTTTTAAAATGTATTGAGAAGGGTTAAAGATTTCAACATCTTCTTGGTAAAACATTCTAAAGAATAGAATAACACCACTTTGAGATCCTTTTCTTCTATAAAGATCTAAAATGTTTTTAATAATTAAACGTACACTAGTATCATCTAGTAATGGAAGGTCTGCTAAAAACTTTTTCTGAAAGAATATAATCATACTTGATAACGTGGTTGTGATGTCACGATATTCAAACAATCTTCTAGCGTTATATACAGACTGATTAGGTTCAGTTTCTAGGAACTTATAATAGTCAGTAATAAGCTGTACTAATTCGCTATTGTTTTCTCGGTAAATAGCAGGGAATTGTTGTGCTATTTTAAACGAGATATTCTTTTCTATTTCAGCGGCCATTTGTCTGTGTTCCAATTAATTTAATTGTTACATCTGAATTTTTAATTCCAAATATTCTTCCATTAGGCGCAGTAACATCATTCGATATTGTATTGGCCATAAATTTAATACCGGAGCCAACATAGCCATCGGTAATAAATCCAACTAAGTTAACTACACCTTTTTCATAATCAATGTTTCCAACAATTGGTTTAACAACTTTAGGGTTTGCAATGTCATTGGCAATAATTTGGATATTTCCTTTACCATCATCTTGCAGATATACGTCAGTACCATTGAAACTATATACACCACTTTTAATAGCCGGTTTATAATTAGCAAACCCGTCATTTACATCAAACGGATATGGTTTAACAAGTGGGGCTTCAAACTTAAACGATGGATTTTGAGCAATGTTTACGGCTGGTGAATATTCAATATAAGGCATAATAGAAATGCTAGTACCAATAATTGATTCTTCAAGCGCATCAATAATAGTTGTTAATTTGGAAATCCTTGCTGTTGTATTAAAGTCATCTAAATACGTGTCGCTGTAAAGCTTGACCGCATCTCTAACTAACACATCAAGATCGCCTTCGGATTTTTTAGTAAGCTTTGCATTATATGTTACATTTACTGTAGTGCAACCATATATAAACTTAGAAGGTACAAACACAGGTTCAATAGCAAGTGGACTTCTATCTTTTAAATACTCAATGTATGTATTAGAAAGTGTAGTTGATAAGCTTGTCTGGTTTTGACCCAAGTAAACTGAAATAGCAACCTTACCAAATTGTGGTGGTTCTAAATCTTCACCGCCATATGCAGCTACTGATTGGATTTCAGGGAAATTAGATTTCAAAAGAATTTCGTAATCGGAAGTTGTTACTGCACGTTCTTGGATCTGTAATGACTTAGGAGCAAAATATCTAATGCTTTCCATTGACTCACGCTCAGCACCACCAGATGCTATTTGTACTGTTTCAACAAATGCAGAACCATAAGTAGTTGGTAGTGAAAAGAGGAATGCTCCATTACCTTCTGTGCCAGACGTAATTCTATATCTTACTCGGATATCTTCAAACTCTTCTGGTTGAAAACCAAATATGTTATTACCAAAGTAAATAGTATATCTGCCATCGATGTATGGCTCAATATAAAATACCTTGTCAGTTGGACCTACGCCAAAGATGTCGTTTTTACGCAAGAATACGTTTTCGTTTTCAGTTGCTTCAGCATCAACGAATACCGATACAGAGTCAGTGTCTGCGTTTTCATTTGATAACGTTACGCGAAGGATACCGTCTTCGTCAACAAAGAAACCTTCACGCTCAAAACTTGCAAGCATTTGGCCTTCAAAGATTTCAACGTTTTCAGCAACGAATGTTCGTGGAGCAGTTTTCTTGGCAACGTATGTAACGTTAGTGACAAACTCAAAGTTTTCGCCGTTAAAGCTAGATGTGAACGCTGAGTATTGAGGGATTGTGATTGCTTGGCCTGTAGCGTTTTCATCTGTAATAGTAACTTTAACTACAGCCTTAGCTGACCTTCTGGATCTTGGAAGATAATTAAGTTCTTTTGCGTGCGAAACAATAGAGTTTCTTAATACCGCAGAGTCAAGGAACATTTCGTTAACAGCCATGTTCGTATAAAAGTTATTCTGGTATGTATTGTAAGCTAACACATCAAGTAATACTGACATGTTTGAACCTTCAAAGTTATAATCCTTGAATTGTGTTTGCGATTGCAAGTATTGTTTGAATTGTGTTTTGACTGACTCAAAATCTAATTCAGAAATATTTAGCTTAGCCATTTATCTAGTCCTCTCTAGAAATACGTCAACAGATATAGGTTGCTGATTATTTGATATGTAAAAATGAACCTGTATCTTAACAACGTTATCGTCGATGTTGGAAGTAACCAGAACATCAATGATCTCTGCTCTTGGCTCGTATATATCAAGTGTGGTTCTTACTTGATCTTCTATCATAGTTAGGGTGCCGGGTGTTATATTTTCAAAAAGCATAGCTCTTAAATTGCCACCAATGTTTGGCTGCATTAGTCTTTCACCTCTGTCAGTTAAAAGCAAATTAATGATTGCTTCCTTGACAGCGTCTTCGTCTTTATTAACAGTAAGATCTTGTGATAACGGGCTGATCTCAAGGTTCTTCTTGAAATCAGAATATATAGAGATTTTCTTTTGTCTCTGCGTTACTAAATTTACGACCATTGTGTTGGTATCCTAGACTTACATTTACTGTTATTTATGTGAATTTATATTATTCATTTTAAATCAATTTCCACCAATTGAATACTGCGCTTCAAAATCTGCGTTTTCCTCTGCAATTAAGTTAACTCGCTGAGACTTTCCTTCAAACATAACATAATCTCCGTCTTTATACTTTCCATCATAAACATCTAAAAGCACTTTAGCATCTGGGTACAAGTCGTCGTCTGGCGCTGGCGGATACGTTGGAACAACTGGAGGTGGTCCGATAGTGTCAGGCGGGCGTGTTCCAGATCGTTTATCCCACGGAGTGTATGTTCCTCTAAGATCTATGTGTATAAAACTGTTGTAACGCCCAATGCCATTAAAACCTAGAGCCCTTGCGTGATCGACAACATCATCAGCTTCTACGCCAAATTTGGTAAACGATCCCCATTTTAAATCCAGTGCTAAGCCACTCGTATGTTGTGATACTTTTGCAACACTGCCATCAGATACGCCGCCATTCTTTGCTAACATGGCAGCATATAATTTGTCTTGATGCTCTTGCGTTCTATAACCACTAACGAGAGTAAAGGGCCCAGATATTCCAGAAATTTGGTGCAATATCATTAGCTTTCGTTTTGTTTGATCCTTTAGGCCGTTCCAACCAGATCTTAACCTCGATGAGCCAGTTCCCGGTATAACAACAGGATGGCTACCTTTAATATATACTTCATACGACGGGTAGCTTCGACCAAAAGTTTCTTGCTCGTCAGTAACTCGGAAAACACCAGCAGCATCACTTACTTCTTGAGCTCGAGCTATTTCTCTTCTTCTAGTATCATCGTCCATTCTTATCGCACCTGCGCTAACGGCGCCTGCAGTTGCCAAACCAGAATTTGCTTTTAGTATCTCAATGCCGTCAATGAACCTATCAGCAGTTTGGTCTAATGGATCTTTAAGGCCTTGGATTAAAGTTTCAATACCAGCGGCAAAACCACATATTCTGCTAATAAGAAACATAATCTCTTCTATAGACGGGTTATCAAATAAACCTACTGCATAATCAATCATGCCCTTAAGTTTATTCTCAATCATTTCCATGTTTTCTTTGCTAAAGAAATCTTCAATACCCTGCTTAAGGTCAGCAAGTTTTGTTTCAACGGTGTTTTTTACAAATGACTCGACTTGATTTACAACATTAGCAATATCAAAGTTTGTGATTGCATCTTTGATTTTATTAACGACTCCCATAACTGCTTTAGTTACTTTTGCTTTAATTGCTTCAATAAGTGCTTTAACTTTAATGGCATCAAAAAGCGCTTTAAGCGGATCTTTAATATTTCTTATTTTTGCAATGAAGCTTAGTGCATCTCCAATCAAACCGTCTATCTGTCCAATAAGACCAAAGAATGCGCCAATAGCACCAAATATATTTGGCATCGTTGAACAAAAACCACCCATTACCGAGTCAGCAAAACTACCTCTATAGAAATCATCTAACTGGCGTAAAAACTTTGGCGGGTTTTGGTTTGCTGAAAAGTTAGCAGCAATAGGAGTATAGTTATAATCAGAAATATATTGTGCGAACTCAACTGGCGTTATAACCATAGGGTCTTTTAGTGCCAAGATTTCATACTTAGGTATTTCACCTAATACAAACTCTGATTTTAAAAACTTGGAGTTAATATCACCTAACACTTTATAGAAATCAGGAAACTTTGTAACAGCTCGGCTTAATGAATTGCCAACTGCGGTTTTAGTAATGTTATCTTTAAATCCTTGCTCAAACACTGCTATCTGCGATAAAGTAAATTCGCCATTGCCATTTGATGTTGGTGTTACGGAAGAAGCCGATACTCTATTAACATCTGGTGTTAAACAATCGTTCATTGCTTCAATGCTCATTACCTAGCACCTCCTGTGTTTAATGCTGTGTTAGAAGATGTAATACCTCGTAGCACATTTAAGAATGCGTTTACTTTATTCTCTGGTGCAGAATTTAATCCATCACCTTGATAATAGCTATTACCCGTTGTTTTACCTATTGCATCCCCATCAACTACTGGTAATCCTGCCCATTCCTTTGCTAAGTTATTACCAAATGTGTATATAGTCATTGTACCTGCCAAATATGAGTTTAGACCTCGCCTTTCTAACAAAGACATAGCCATTTTATCTTGGTTTGATGGATTAAACAAGTCGCTCTTTGATAAGCCAGCTATTTGATAAAGCGGTGTTGATTTATTGCTATCTGGATCATTGTTATCAAATCCGCGAAGAGTATCTTCAACAATTTGATAACGACCTAGCGGTTCTGATCCTGATGCTGCATCAACACTTTCTTGATAATCTAATATCTCACCGATAGTCATTGTAGTGATTGGTCGAGATGGCCTTAAGTTGCTTGGTATTTGACCAGACACGGCTTCATAATGACCGGAGGCTGCAGACTCTACTGACGCAATGAAGTCTAGTAACGGTGCGACTGAAGATTGTGTTGCCGTCGATACCGTGGTTTGTGTTGCACTATTATCTGTGTTATCATTGCCATCGTCACGAGAAGTTACTCCCCCTCCACCAACTGAATACCGATCTTCTGCTGGGTGGATTGAAGTTGATTGCGTAACTGGTTCTGGTGCCTCAATAGCTGTTGCACTCTTAGATCCTTCAGCCGGATTAGCACCGTCGGCAGAGGCTGCATCGCCGTTAGCCATGTTAATCATTGTATCCATATTAATAGTTCCCGGTGTCTGAACATGTATATCGCCACCTGATCCTAATCTTAATTCTGTATCACCCTTAATATCAAAAGCATCAGTACCATTTGCAAAAACTTGTGCACCAAATATCTCAAGTTTAGATGTACCTTCTAAATATGTAAGATCGGCTTTTAAATGCAATTCTTCCATTGCTTGAATATATACTTTGTCAGATTTAACATAGATACCTTG